AGCAAAGATCTCACTGTACATCGTGTTGATACCATCATCATCAAGAATAGACTCTTCTATTAAAGAATCTACTGCGATAGTGTCATGGATAGACTGTTGAACTTCAGGGTTTAGATCAGATGCGTTGTCAAAGATATACTCAGCACGTTCTCTGTTCTTCTTAACTAAATACTCATGCTTCAAAGCCTCTTCAGCATCTTTAGGATTAACACCTAGCTTGAGAGAGGAGTAAGCATCATTGAAAGACTCACCTACCTCTGTATCCTGTACTGTAGCTTTTAAACGAGCAATACGGGCAGCATCCTTTCTCATCTTTCTGTCAGATGAAACAATACCTCGGATGTCGAACATCCCTTCTGTACCTTCCGCGCCACCTTGATCAAAAATGTTAGACATTTAATTATTCCTATGAATTATTGTTACGCTACGGGCGGTTTCTTACCGGCTTGATATGCAGAGATGCCGGAGGTTACTACACCACCAATAGCTTGAATCTTCGCTGCCTTAGCCTGAGCTTTACTTGCTAAGAGATTCTGTGCACCTATTGCTTGAACAAACGATTGCTGGTTATCTAAGAAACTTATATTGCTTGACATCTCTCCTGTGATACCCGCGCTTATTTGTGCGGTCTTAGATGTCTGAGCAGTTCCTTGTGCAAAAGCCTGATTCGCTACTGAAGCCTGAGCTTGTCGGGCTTGTCGAAGCTGCTTGCGTTTCTCTCTAGCCATCTGTACGTTTTGGCGCTTCTGATCTATCTTAGCTGCTTTCTCTTGTGCTCTCTGAGCCTTTCGTGCCTGCTTCTGAGAAGCTGCCACGGTCACGGCTGATGTTACTACTATAGCTGTTACTACTGCCATTAGATTATACCCTTCTGATAAGATGTCTCGACATGTCTATACCCCATTCTCTTGTACACACTTTCTATCTGTTCTGGCATAGAGCTTTGCATTGAGACCATGTTCCAATAGGAGCAACCTAGTTCTTTAGCTCCCTCCTCCAAGGCTTTTAATAACTCCAAGCCCTCTCTGCTTTTTCTGTGCTCAGGATCTACCCACCATGCTATCTCAGAGCCTGAATAGGTACTCTTACTTCCAAGCAGAGGTGCAGTAGCTCCTGCTGTGAAGCCTACGACCTCTCCATCTACTTCAGAAACAAACAGTAAACCTTGTTGGTAAGCAATGTCCATGTACATAATTGCAGAACCATCTTCATATGGTATTCCTTCTTTATGATAAACAGTCTCTTCCCAAAATCTCTTAGCATGTTTCTCTATAGCTGGGTAATCTTCTTTGGTTGCATCTCTAATCATAGAAACAAGTTAGGACTAATCGCCCATCCTCCGCTGTTTTGCCAAAACCATTAACAGGCTCTGCCCTGTGCATTAGTGTAGAAGGGAAACTTACAGCTCTGTTTGGTACAAGATCAAACATGTGTGTAACTTCCCAAGCGTCATAGATATTGTAATCTCTTTGCCAGATAGCTAACTCTTCTTCTGTCTCAGGTTGTTTATAAAGACCTGTTTCTTTGTGCCGAACAAGGCTTGTTCCACCCGGCCCCTCACATAAGTAGATAAGAAGAGTATTATGTGCCATTGAAGCATCGTTATGTGCTTGGTGAGGTGCCTCCACTCCTTCAGGAGACAGCCTCAAGAACATAAACCCACCGTCTGTAAGATATTCTACTTCATCTCTTGCTGGTATATCGGTATTGATATAAGGATACAGTACATTGTCCACAGGATTAACTTCACCTGCATAAGACAATCCAGTTACATGCTTCCTTACATCAGAGTAGTCGAGAAAGAAATCATCTACGACTATAATGCCTTCCTCTAACTCTTTTATCATACCGTTGTTTCTCCGTGTATCGGCATACCCCAGCCTATGATCTGACAATCTTTAGCTGGTGATGTTTCAAACTTAAAGGCTACAGCTCTGCCTCTTCCTCTCACCTTAGTCTTAGATGTTATAACCTCGTAGCCATAATCAAACTCATCATCTACATCTTGAGGTATAAAGTTTCTAGGTAATCGATACCCTTCAAAAGGTCTACTCCATTTACCACTAGATGAACTGCTTGCAAAATCCCACCGAGCTGTTACAGAACAACTTGAAGGATTTATAGCCTCTAATTCACCATCGATTTCAACGAATCCTGATTCTGATCTATTAAAGTGCATAGACAAATACGGGATTTGCTTCTCTCTCTGTGTATCACCACCAAGTTCTGCGCCTGTTGTCAAGTATGCAGCGGAATCTACCTCACCCCAGTCCTTAAAGTCAAGGCCACCATACAGTCCAAAAGATAACTCATAGTTTCCACCAGAAGCAGAAGGTGTCATCATTAAATACTTAGTTACTCCAGCACTTCGTCCCTTGGTAGGGACTGTGACAACAACATCTTCTCCATTAACTACTACTTGTTCTCCATCCACAACAACAGACTGTACTTCATTTACTGTTACGAAGTTCTCTGTCTCCATGTAGGCGGCAATCGTTGTTCCTTCTGACGAATCCCCTATCTTTCTTGGATAGAATGATTGCAACACTGTGTCTAATACCAACTCTTTGTTGTAAGAGTGCTTAAAGTTTACACCATTGTAGTCGTCACTGTCGTTATACATCCAAGTTATCTTACGATTTACTGCGTCGAAGCGGCCTTTAGCTACATTCTTACTGACAGCAGGAATAGCGTTATAGAAAGTTTGAATAGTTCGCTCTGATATATTCTGTGCAGCCATCTTACCACTGATATTGTCAGATACTAAAGCATATATACCACCCTCACTCCAGTAGTACACTACATCCTCTGCAACAATAACACTAGAAGGGCTTTCACAGCCTATGTTTGTAATCTGGCTTATGCTGAAATCATCTGCACGAAACACACCATCAGGTCCAGTGATTTCCCATATACCATTCTTAGCTATAACAACTAAGGATGCACGAGACACCACTAGCTTGACAATCTGAGAAGCCTCTGCGATCTTTAAGAAACCACCATCAGTTGCTAACAACCCAAGAGGATCTTCCTCGGTAGGGTCTGCATTCTGGTAACATTTCTCAAAGTCTTTAAAGTTCTCAACACTCTTTGAGAAAAACAAACAGCCAGTGTAGTCTGGACTAATATCATCAGGATCATTTATCCGACTCTCTATTCCAGAGTAGAATATCCTATTAGCATATGTTGCAACAACAGATATATTACTAGTCTCCTCGTCCAGAGGAAGGTCCAAGATCTTTGTTTGCTCTTCCCTAGATTGTCCTCTTTTAAAAGCATCAATAATGTATCTGCCTTTAGGAGCAGCCGTTGTTGGTGGTCCTTGTATATTTAATAAACTGGTCTTGAAGTAAGGGTTTCCATCAGAGTCTGTAGAGTTGCCTATATATCTTATATCAGAGTTTGATGGATAACCTGTTGAAGATTGAGCTGTGTATACTACCCTCGTTCCATCATCGATAGGTAATCCATGCCTCTGTTCCATTTTCCCAAGTTCTTTTATTCTCCGGAGAACGCCTCCAAAACCACCCGATCCTTTAAGGGTGAGTTCTCCGTTTTTGTAGTTCTTAGGGTACAACTCCTGAAGCGTGATATTTCGTGCTTGCCTTTGGTAGCTTTTCCAAACACCGCTGGTAGCATTACCCTGCCCATTAGTTGCTCCGACCCATCCTTGGTTTTGTAGGTTGTACTTGTGATCGTTCTCCAAGATTACAGGTCTTTCGTCCACAGGAAGTCCGTCATCTGGCCCCCATAGATCCCTCACCCTTAATAAAATAGGATCAGCTCTAAGAATTCTATCTCCAGTTCCTACTTCCTCTCGTGTGTACTCTATGTATAGAGGGTGGTCCATTTCTGTACTAGCAATGACCAATACACCACCGAGAGATGTAAAAGATACAGGCTCGTTTCCTGATATGACATTCGGAAGTACGTTGCCATCTAGTAATAGAGGCTGTGCAACACCGAACTCATCTTTGTTTAGCATAGCAGTAGATAATGACTCAGCAGATAGGTCTGTAAACCATAAAGCATTTCCGACCTGAACTACACCTAGTGATATGGTTGGATCGTTGTCCACATTGGTCCACTTGTAAGAGCCGATAGCGTGGTTGGACGAAGCGTTAGCATCTCTAAGGGTATCTATCCTTGTACCAGTAGGCTCTTCAATCATACCAAACCTGCGCTGAATACTCCCATCCCTGTTCAGCTCAAAGTTACTTATCTCTTTGGCAGCGTTTGGCGGGAACGTCAAAGCGGTGGTCTCTGTGATGAGTCCACCTGTAAAGTTAGTCTTTTCTAAACTTGTTTTTGCTGTAGCCATCTTTAGGTTTTCTCTCACGTTTGATTGCTTTGTATCGATCTACTGCATCATTAGCTTCTTTAATGCCAGTGTAGTATCCTGACAACATATCAGGAAGTTGTCCACCGCCTTCATACTTTATATAGAATCCATATGGTCCTTGCATTACTTTTAAGTCTTTCATTTCACAGGAGTCCTTGCGTAGTTAGGCATACGGATACCACCATGTGCTCTCCAATTCTTACGGGCCATAGCATGACGTTGACGTTGAGCTTGTTGCTCACTCTTGTTGTCAGTCAATTGCTTTAGTCTACCGAAGCACGCAGCCTTAGCCTCAGCCAGTAGGCGAGAGAAGGCTTCTTCAGGTAAGTCTGGTATGAAGCTATCGCTAACAGTCCATGACGGGTTACGTGTGGCCACACACTGCGACTTAGAGTTCTGTAGGTTAGATTCTACAGCACTGTCATATGAATTGAATACAATGTACTCATCATCAAAGCTGGTCCAGTAGGTAGGTGCTGCATCATTCTTAATAGCAAGAGAAACACCTGAGTAATCTACCACTGTGTCTACATTGTCAGCATCTGTATTGTAATCGTTAACCAGCTTTAAGTATTCATCAGGATATTTATATTCAACATCATGAATCTTAGCTTTAGTTTCACCTGCCTTCTTCTTGTCATACTTCAAACCTTCTAATGCTTTAACATTAACAGGTAGTTTCATGTGAGTAGGCTTAGCAGATGTACCACTATCCAATGCCATCAGGCTTCGTAGGTGAGGCCATCCATCTCTGCTATCTATCATATCATAGAAGCTACTCTTAATGATACCAACAACCTGTAGGCTATCTGGTGTATCATTGATGCTATTGACCTCATCACTATCCATATCGGATAGGATGTCTTGGGTCATATCTAGTAATGTTAACTTAGGCATTATAGAGTCTCCCCACTGGTTCGTGTTATAAAGATTGCTGGCTCAGTTATGTCTATTGTTCCGGTATCAACTTCTAAAAAGATCTGCATACCGTTAGCTAAGAAAGTTGCTAAACAAAATACAGCAGTTGATACTGATATAGAGTAAGGAGCTGCACCGTCTACTGCCAGCTCTTCGGAAACAACAACAGTAGAAGGAGTTGCCCCTCCTCCTATGTCGTACTGTATTGTAATTTTATTAGGCGTTCCTGACCTAGCAGTAACTGGAAGGTCTAGTCTAACTATATAAGAGTCACCTAATGCAGCAGGGGTCATCACATCAGCTGTTGTATCCCAGAGAGTGGAAACACCTGTTGGTGCATAAGTATCTAATATAGAAGTGGCACCGTCAATACTCAGCTTCGCAGCCGTGGTATTGAATGTTTGAGCCGCAGCTCCATCTTTATAATAAATCCAACCATGTGGTTGAGGAGCTTGGCCAGACCATACACCACTGCCTGCACCATCTGCTACATATACATGTCCTGCTGTAGCTGTGGATGCTCCCTTGGGTTCATGAATCTCACCCGCTCCTATACTATTATGTTCTATCGCCATCTCAATTTCCTACATGATTGATTAATACAAACCTTTTAATACTTATATTGCCTACGCATAAGCAGCATAACTATTAAAAGGATAGGAGGCCCGAAGACCTCCCTCCAGTTTTGTTACACTTTTAAGTAACGTACTACGATCTTACCTTTACCACCAGTAGTGCTATCTGGTGTACTTCCAGTTACTTGAACAGCAACACTTGTGTCTGCTGCAAGAACCGAAAGCCAAGTACCATCAAGAGGTGCAGCATTGTATGCACCAACAGCACCAGTAGTATTATCGAAATCACCACCATTGGTTTCAGAAGTACCAGCAGTACCGACAACAATATCGTTATCCGCATTACCCATAGTAATTGCTTCTAAGATTACCAATGTTGCATCTAACGGACGAGAGCCAGCAGGGATAACGAGTTGAGTTACAATCTCAGTACCGCTAATTTCTTCGCCTGTAAAGTATACAACAGCTTCATGTACACTACCTTGTGCTTCAATTTTACCACCACTAACGGCAGCTGAGTCTTGTGTATCACGAACTCCATATTGATTGTTTACGCCCAATCCAGCACTATTTTCGTATGACATAATTATTCTCCTATTATGCAGTTGCAGTTGCTGAAGTAACGATAACGCCTAACGTATCTAAACGCTGAACACCATCACCCCATCGAGTTTTAGTAACAAACTCATCACGACCTTTTGAGATGTCACGATCAGTTTCAGTTGCTGGAGTTTGTCTCCAAGCTACCATACCGGGTTTGCACTGATCATCAGCAACACACATAAAGATATTAGCAACGCCGCCTTCAGCAGGTGCGTTAGTAGTACCATCAATGCTTACGCCAGACGCTAACTTAGGAAGACGGTTAGAAGTCCAGATCTGCCATCCGTGAAGAGTAGTGACAAACTGATGCTCTTTATCAAAGCCATCTTTAACTAAGGCAGAGAACAAAGGATTAGAAGCATCCATGTTAGAAGCCAAAGGAACAGTCTTAGCGAATGTAGCTGCAACGATTGGATCAACGATTGCAATACGACCAGCCATAGGTACGTTTGCTTTGTCGAATGCTAAACGCATTTCGATAAGATCGTTCTCAACCATTTGCAAGTTACCTGCACCAGAACCACCAACTAATCGATGAGCAAAGCCATTGATTGTGTTAGTGTCGCCAGCAGTTTGAGCTGCGTTAAGTGTTGAAAGGAAGCGTGATTCAAAAGACTCTTGAATTGCACGAGTACCTTCAGCGGCACGCATCGATAACAACTGCTCAACTTGAGCACCGTCTTGACGCATAACATCAGTTACGTAGAACGCATCACCGATGTAATCACTGATCTGAAGCTGGACATTACCAGATTCAATTGGGTTGTAAGTGATGTCTTCGTCTTCAGTAATTTCTTGGATTACCGCAGAGCCAACAGTCTTAATGTTAAGAGTGGTGCCAGCTGGGAAGTCCGTCACATTACGGAAGAATGTTGAAGGAAGTAATCCATCATGCAAGTTTTGCAAGATGAAGGTTGAGTACTGACTCGCTTCAATGAACGAGGTATTGCTTGAGCTTGTAATAGCCATTGCTTTTATTTCCTAGTTTATGTTTGATTGTTTGCTGCGTCTGCTTTCGCTTTAGCCCACTTACCTGATAGACCTGTATCACTACCACGGAACTTAGCCATGTAGTCTTCTTCTACAACGCCAGCAGGAGCGGCAGGGATATGCACTGAGCTTACCGAAGTAGGCTGTGGATCTCTGACAGGTGCTGTGTTGAACAATGAGAGTACGACTTGTGGTGTTGACTTAGCCATCGACGTAAGTGTACCTACATCCATACCTAGCTCTTTAGCTTTGTTTGCAAACTCTACCGAGGCAGCGTCTCCGAACTTTTCACTAATAGCTTTACGTACAGTGTCAGCATTTGCGTCTGCTGTTTGTTGTTGCGCGTTACTTTGCAACATATTGTTTACTACATTTTGAATCGCAGACTCATCCATCTGGCCTTCAGCGGGTATTGCTGCGGCAGGTGCTTGTGCCTGTTGGAGACTAGCGAGTAATTCTTCTGCGCCTACACGTTTAGCCAACTCTTCCTCTAACTCTTTAACCTTTGAACCCAGTTCATTAATGTGGTTTTGAGCGTGTGGAATAGAAGACAATGCAGTGTTCACATCAGTATACTTCTGTCTACCGTCATCAGTTGTAATACTTGAAAGCTGGTTGGCAAACAAACTATTAGGATCAACTGCTATTGCACTTGGTTCAGCTGGTGCAGGAGCTGGTGCAAGCGGGTCTGCTTGTACTGGTACTACGGGGGTGACACCGTTAGGGTTACTAACTTGATCTGTCATTTTACTTTTCCTCTATGTCAATCAGTTTTAGTATAGAACGAAGAGCGGTCTGCTCTCCTAGATAGTGCGCCATCTTACTGTCCCATGCAGGACTCTCGAAGTTGTTACGAGAAGACATATCCTTCATACTCTTCTCTAACTCTTCATTAAGTAATTTGGCTAATCGATCCAACACCGGCTTAGCATTCTTTACTTGCTGCTTCACCGATGCTTTATCAGATTCTTTGGCGTATTTCATCCACCTTGTTTGCATTATTCACCTTCCTCTGGAGGAACGGGGCCGGCTGCTCCGTCCTCAATCGGTGCTTCAGCTTCCATTGCTAAGTCTTCTTGAACTTGGTTGACCAATCGTTGAGTCTCAGCTCCTTCAAATACAGCAGCATTGTCTGTGAATAAATCAAACCTTTGTAATTGTAATGTATCTTCAACCAATCTAGCTAAGGCTTTGCCAGACATATGAGGAGCAATGCTGCCCCACATTGAGCTGTTAGTTATGCCTGTTAAGTTCTGCAACAACTGTGCTCTTGAAGCAAAGTGTCTTGCACCTACAGGACGTAACTTACCTTTAGCTGTAATGTCAGCCTTTGTGATCTTCATGAAGTCAGCAACACCTAAGTCATCATCCATTACACGAACTACATCAGATCCATTCATTCGGCGCTTGGCCACTTCTAACATATTGTTTAATACCTTCTCAACCAGCTCTATCTCAAACTGTGTTGTCTTCTCTTGGAAGATACGACCTGCTGCATTCTCTAAAGATTGAACTTCAAAGGCAGTCTTCTCACCCGGTGAGCGTATACCCATTGCTTGCTTAGGCGCACCTGCCATCTCTTCCATCAACGAGAGTATACGATCAATCTCGAAGTTAGCTTGGAAGGCTTGAGCTGCTGGAGCCAGAGGTGTAACATCACCACCCTCTCCTATATAGATCTCACCAAAAGGTTTCCATTCAAACTCTTCTACATCGCCTACAATCTTTAGAGGTGGTGCTAAGATCATGTCACCGATGTCAGCCTTTAAGTTCTCAAGATGATCTACTCTATACTGTAATCCTACTAAGTTATCTAGTGGACCCATTGCATATAGATTACCTTGACGCTTACGCCAGCCTGTCATCACCTTATAGCCACCACGTTTCCACGCAGGGATAGGTTCTTTACGTAACACAGTTCGTCTGTCCATGATAGTAATGATGTAGTCTTCTAGCAACATGCCAGATTCCCTATCATACACTGTTCCTTCAAGCTCTAAGATCTCTACATAACCACTACCGTAGTATTCATATAGATCCCCGAAGCCATCAACAGAGTAGGCTGAAGCCTTTCTGAAATCATCTACATTGTATCCACCAATGTTACGTCTTAGTTCTCTAGCTTCTGCTACTGCATCCTTATAGTATTGATCAGGAGAGTTGGCTGCATTAAGTTCTAGCTCACCAAGAGTTGTAATAGATCGTGTAATCTTCGGAGACTTTTGAAAGTCTACAGCAGTAGGATCAAATACAATCCCATTAGGATCGATACGAACCATCTTAGGTCCGACATATCCGGGGATAGTCTCGCCATCTTCAGGATCAAGTTTACTTTCGTTTACCCAGATAACATCTGCAATAGCTACACCATAGTCAATGTAATCTAAGATTAAGTTACTACAAGTAGTACGGAAGTCACCCTCTCGTACCTTGTTACTCATGTACGCTTGGATGGCATTCTTCTTACTAAGCTCATCATCATCTAGTGTGTAGCCTTCCCACTTCATCCACTCATCATTAGGGAAGAGTGCACTGTTGTAGTTGGCATGTAAGTTGTCACGTATCTGACACAGCTTAGGAAGTGTTGTTCTATTCTTCCAAGGCAATGCACCTGCTGTAGTGCTGCCTGTATCTGTAGCGAATACGTAGTTACGAATCTCTTCCTTCTCAGCTAACCAACCACTTCTTTGGTTGTTCCAGTTGTCCCACTTATCAGTTATGTTAGCTGCCAGATCATCTGCTGCCAGCATGTTTTGTATTGCTATTACATTGTCTTCAATCATTTGAAACTAATGCCTCCGAACTTCTTGTTGAAGACCGCGATGTTATTAGACTTCATCTTGGAACCTCTACGTTGTTTAGGTTTGACTGCGATCTCAACTACAGATGCAAGACAGTCTTTAATATCATCGTGTTGTGGTCGAGACAATACAAGCTCTTCTTCAAGTGCTGGTATGTACCCACCTTTGTAATGCCACATAGATAGATTCTCGTAACGTGGTTCTAAAGCAGCAGCCATACGCTCTTGCTTATTACCTTGATTACGGTTAGGTCTATACTCTTCAATAGATAGACTGTCACCATTCTCCCGTATACGATCTTTTAAATCACCTACGATAATTGCCTGTGCTGTTGTAACCTCAGCTCTTAGTTTCCTGAACTCCCAATGGCTATGCATATGGAAGATCTTATCAAAGTATACTGAAATCTTATTTGTTCTAAATCTGTCAATATCTAATACATAGATGTGACCATCAGCAGCTATACCTATAACAACTACAGCTGTATAATCCGCAGTGGTTCTTAAACTAAATGCAAAGTCAATTGCTGCATATACGTTTAATACTTTCTCTTTATACCACCACCGGCCATTCTCTTGTCTTAAATGTTTCTTATCATAATATTGAAACTGTGAACTATCTAATCTATTAGAAGAAGGATCATTAGGGTTGTTATAATACTGAGCATAGAACTGAGTTCTATCTGAGTACATAGCACTGATTCGATCTAGCTCTCGCTTATCAAACCCGAATGCCTTACCATCATCTCTTGAACCTCGTGGCCATAAGAATACACCATCTTCTTCTACCACTTCTTCAAGGATACTCCAGATTTTTTCCTCACCATTTACTTCATCATTCTCATCATAGGTAGGAACAAACTGCTTCATCCATATGGAGTATTGATCAGCCATGTGATAACGAGTACCACATCCTTTAATCATACCACCAGTGTTAAGGATA